TTGAAGGTTGCGAATTCATCTAAATATTTGTTGATGTATGAACTTAGAGACGCCATTTTATGTGCAACACCATTATTTGCATGATTGTACATTGAGGTTGACTGCAATTTGGAAGCTAACATTACTACATCTCTGGAGAATTGATTTTTGTGGGGATTGTGTATTAAATAGTCTATGTCTGCTAGTCCCCCTCTGTCATACCCCATGAACAAATTAGTCTTTCCCTTAACCTCTCTTAGAGATTCTTCTCCTTCTAAGATCTTTGATAAGATTTGAAAACTGGCATGGGTTGGGTCGTCTTGATTTTTGTTAAATAACATTGTGAAGTACATTTCACATAGCATCTGCCTGAATGTGATCAATGATCCATCAGTCAGAATTCTGGGTAATTCGATATGTGATCCAGCCTTACGATCAAACATATCACCGGTTCCTGATTCTACATTTAGTGTCCCAAATTCAGACGATAAAATGCATCGATCCAAATCTGGATTCATGACATATGATATGATTCTATTAAGCAGAAATGCTTGTAGTGGTGATCGTATTGGCTCTTTGAACTTCTTTAGAACATCCCTGTAATAAGAGAACATGGAGAGGGAGGTCATCACTAGATATCTAACATCTTGAAGCATTTTACTCGTACTCCTCCGATTCTCCATATAAATCATCATTATTATCCCGATTGTATCACTATTCATGTTCTTTAGTGAATCCATCAAGGATCCACCACCATAAGAGGCATAACAGCAACAGGCCATAAGGATCTTATCATAACAACGAATATAATGATCTAATCTATTAGCATCTGTTGACAGCCATCTTGAATATGCAACTGCACCATCGATTGTTAATCCTTTGAATATCCATGATTGTCCGAGTCTACTAGATGTATCAACGAACTCCCTGATGACTACAACCCTGAACCATATTGTTGATAAGTTTTCCCCTGTCCTTAGTTTCGGACCTGTGTGCAAAATGATGAAAACTCCCTTCACACCAGTTGGCCTTATGATAAATTGTCGACGTCGCTCCTTACGCAATGCATTGATGTTAATCTCCCTGAATATTGACTGGCACATCTTGATATAATCTAGTCCTACTCCACGGATGTCATCAATAGAAGAATGTGGATCTACAATTGACAACTCCTTGGCAACTCGTTGAATTTCACCTAACTGCATATCCAAAGGAAACCATGCAGATTTCCATCTCAGTTGTTCTCGCAAATGTGGTTCAGACCCCCTGAGGATGTATTGCCTCCTTCCTGGGCCATGTATTGACTCAGAGAACCTTAGAGTTGCCGACAATCTCAGGATTGGATCTTTCCCATCAGATCGCCCAAGAGTTGCCATAAATTCATCTGAACAATTTGCCAGTGAAGCCTTCAATAGATCAACCTGATTGTCATCCCCCCATGTGTACCTTGTGGCACTATCTGTTTCAAATATCTTGAAATATGGTAAAGGCATGAATGATCGAAAATCTTGAGTATCACTTGGATAATTTGCATGGTCGTGATGAAAAGCCTTCAAATCATCAACTGCTGCCTTTTTGTCCTGTGATATGATGAGCTCACTCCTGATTTTCAGACCTTCTTCAACCAACTTGTCTAGGATCTTCTGATCATCATTCGTGAACTCTGGAGTGTATTCCCCTTTTAGTAAATTGGTCAGATCTTCCTCTGTCCTAAAGCACTTATTGCTTTGTGACTGATGGAAAGCCGAGACATCATCATCAGTAATGCCAAAGTCAACTGTCTCCAAAATCACTCCCCTGAATCTTGCTGCCCACTCTATACCCATTTGAGTTTCATTTGCCCTGTGTATTACACGATCAGTGTTGATGAGAACATTTCTTATATCACTAATCACCATATCAGATAACTTGTGCTCAACCTTTAGTTGACCTTGGTCCAATGATGAGAATGTCGAATTAATCACTATTACTTCTAACAAGACATCATACCCTGCATCCTTGAGGATGTTAACAAGGAGTCGGTATTTGGTTATCTTGTGAATGTCAGCATCCTTCATTCTGGAGATGGTTAATTCCATGATTTTGACACTCATACCCTGCAACTGCACTGAGTCTGGAGTCTGATCCTGGATCAAATAGTAAAATTTGTGATCCCTTACTCTACTATTCCATGGAAATGTTGATATCTTTTGTTCTCCAAATGGGAGCTCCCGGAATTGACAAATGTGCCAGTGGATTGCATCATGACGTACTTTAAAAATATTTGCATAATCTTCATAAATTTTGATTATGGTGGAATCAGCAGTGCCATCTAACACTCGGGTAATGTAATTCAAATCCAAC